CTACCACCCATGGATAGAATTGTTCTATTCTTGGCAACGATTTCCACCTAAGGAGGTGTCCTTATGGCTCGAAATTCTAGTCGAGTTTTCAGGAGTCGATCCATGGTGAAGCAGCTGAAGACCGCACTCGGTCCCAAACTTGGTGAACTCTATTGGCATACTATATGCCATTGGGTTTCCAACAAGGGTCCTGAGTGGACAGCAAAACGCTTGAAGGCACTTTGGAACTGTGCCCTACTTGCGAGGAGCGGTCAACTCGAGGAAATACCCAAGGTATGCTTGGACTCCCGCATTGCCTGCGGGGGTAACATGCTTCCTAAGGGCATCGAGGGAGTGTTGGTCCATCAATGGGCCCATACACAGAAGCCATCCAAACTTAGACGCCTGGCTGCAGGCCTCAGGGCCTATACAGCCATCAGGTTGACAAATGAGTCAACTGGTCAAGTAAGTAAGGCAAAGACAAGCATCACTACCCCAGGTAATGGGGTGGCAGGGAAGATTCTGAGAATCACTCCTTGTCTCCAAAGAAGTGATGGATCCATTCGACCTTGTACATGTCTCGACAGAGACACCAACAAATGGCGTGTCGATCCACTTCTAAAGTACTACCAAGAAGATATGATTCTTCTCCCTCCGAATCGCTTTAATGCGAAGAGGGTGGAAGAGATCATTCATCTGGACAAGATCCAGAAGCTGTCGGGTACATCATCGTACCCAAACCTCTTCCAGATCCCTGGTAAGGATCTGCGGGAAACCCCGTACTTGTCACTGTGCGCAAGCCTGCTGACAAAGGGGAAAGTACCCGAGGCACTCGTGAACAAATTAGGTGATTTCTCTATAAGGAGAAATGCTGAAATTGTTCAGAATTCTGCAGGTGACCCTACTTATGGTAGGATCAACCTAATACAGGAAGCCGGAGCAAAGGGACGTGTAGTTTGTAGTCCCAACGCATGGGTCCAGTACTACTGTTACCCGTATCACTCCTACCTCATCCAGTTAGTTGCAAACTTGGAGAGGGGGAGAGGGTACCAGTTAGGAAAGTCCTGTGCCCTGGATCAGGTCCGGGGTGTATACACCGCCATAAACCGTCTGACAAACGGTTCTTTCTGCATGGGGGTTGACTTATCGTCAGCCACTGACAGATTTCCGCTTGAGATGCAACAACTCATGTGTGAGTATCTCGGTATTCCAGAATTTGGAGCCGCACTCGAAGAGCTGAAGGGCCCTTATAAGGGCCTGGACGGCGAGTTGTGGAGTTACGGAGCGGGACAACCCATGGGGCTGTATGGCTCCTTCCCACTATTCCACCTAACCCACTACTCACTTTTGAATGGTCTCTCCTACCGGTTAGGGTTAACCGGGTCGGATAACTTCTGCGTGCTTGGAGATGATGTTCTCATCTTTGACGAGAAATTACTTGGACTCTACCTCAAAACACTAGAAATGTTTGGGGTTCCAGTTTCCTGGAATAAGTCATTCAAGGGAAACCTTGTTGAGTTCGCGGGGTTCGTGATTACCAAGTCACGAGATACCTGGACCGCCTTTCGGCCGTATAAGTACGGCAACCATGGCGACATGTCCTCCGTATTGAATGTTTTACATTCATTCGGAGTTAAGACATCTAAGTGGTCCAACTACTGGGCCAAAGCTTATCAGGCATACATCGCGACCTTAGGTCGTAGGTGTTTAGACCTGTCCCCTATCGTGCCAGAAGAACGCAGCATCCGAAAGGATGATAGCCTACCGGGGTATGGCGAAATAGGATCTGTCCTGAATAGGGCATCCTACTATGCCACTACCTCTCCTGACCTGCCTCTGGATTGGATACCAGATGCGTGGACAGAAGATCGCTACGCTCTGTGTCAAACACAGATAAGCAAGTGGGATCACTTTTATGAAGGCGAAGCTGTACCAACAGATCGCATCATAGACTCCAATACGTACAACAAGGAGCTGTACGCTCAGGAAGACAAGCGACGAAAGTCGATCTATCAATCCTTATGGAGCGATCCCTTGATAAAGGAATGGGAGGCAACCGAGGCAGCCTTTTGATGGTGGTGTTATTCCAGCATCCAGCTGCTGAGCTGTGACTCACTCCACCTGAGCCAG